CTGCTGCTGGTGCTATCTATGAAACTGCTGGACGTAAAAATCCCGGCGGAAACTTCTCACCTCGTTTAGATCGAGGAAATGCTCAAAGTAAAGGCGTGGGCAAGATGCAAGGTCGAGGCATCTTTCGCGCTTGGAATGAAGATCAGGGTAGAACTCAAGGCGCGGTTATTAAGGCACTCGAAGGCGCAGCAGCTAAGTTCAACGCCAAGACAGGTAAATATAACTAATGGCAACTAATGTTAAAGTAGATATCGCGGCCGAGTTCGTCGGCCGTAAAGCCTTCTCAGATGCTGCCAAGTCAACTATCGGACTGAATAACCAAGTCAAGAACCTTGCTAAATCTTATCTAGGATTATTTACAGCTCAAAGACTTGCTCGCAGTTCTTTCAATGCAGTTAAAGCCTTTGCAGCAGATGATAAAGCTGCGAGAGTTCTAAGTCGATCTCTAAACAACCTCGGTTTAGCCTTTTCTGATCCACAAGTTAAAAACTTTATTGCTGATCTAGAACAGACTTATGGCGTACTCGATGACCAACTGCGCCCAGCCTTTCAGCGTTTATTAACTACTACTGGAGATGTCGCTAAGAGCCAACAGTTACTGCGCACAGCACTTGATCTAAGCGCGGCAAGCGGTGCAGATGTTGTATCGGTAGCAGGTGACTTATCAAAGGCTTATGTAGGCCAGACTCGATCCCTTGCTAAGTACGGCATCGGTTTAACTCAGGCTGAACTAAAGGCTATGTCTTTCGAGGAAGTTCAGACACGAATTGACGGTCTATTCGGTGGACAGGCAACGGTTGCAGTCGATACCTATGCCGGTGCGCTTCAGCGTTTATCGGTATCGGCTAATAATGCTCAGGAGATTATTGGCGGCGGCTTACTCGATGCACTCGCAGCCCTTGGCGGTGGTGGTGAAGGTGGACTTACTAACACACTCAACCTTATTGAAAAGACTTCTACTGCACTTGCTACTTTCGTTCGCCGCTTTGGCGTTGGAGTTGGTCAGTTAGCAGCCCTAGCGCGTGGAGACTTGCAAGCATTCCGAGCAATAGGCGAGACCGAGATGAACCGCGGTCGAGACATGTCTGGAATTACTCCAGCGATCAGAGCAGAATTAACTAAAGCAGCAGCCGATAAGGCAGCGAAAAAGAACCGCGATGCTTTGCTTAAAACAACTAAAGAGCAAACCAAAGCGATCAAAGAGCAGACAGCGTTGCAAAAGGCTGGCACTTTATTCGATATTCAGCAGACTCAAATCATTGCTGCACTCAAGGGTGATATCTCAGCTGAGGAACGCAAGCGCTTAGAACTGCAACTGGCTATCTTGACCGGCAATACTTCAGAGGCTTCTAAACTTGCTGGAGAACTTGCTAAGTCTCAAGGACTGTCACAGCAACTAGCTGCTTACCTAGCAAGCCTTCCAGATGCTAAGAACCCATTTACAGCATGGAAGTCTTATCTCGATATGATCGAAGCGCAGGTCGGTCGCATTGCCGCTGGTAATGTCCAAGCAGTTCCAACATCGATGGCTTCAGGTTATGGCGTAACTGGCCAGCAATACTCCCTGCCTCAAGGATCGACACAGACCAGCGCAGCAGGCGTTGAGTTCACAGTCAATGTAAATGCTGGCTCGATCATTGCCCAAGAAAGTCTCACCGATGTAATTCGCGACAGCCTACTCAATGACTCATTGCAGGCTAAGTTCGCTTCCATATTCCGTCAAGGTGGGTCATTCGGGTAATGGCACTTCCAGCGCAGATATCCGTATCTTTCGACTTTACTAGCGGCGCTACCTTCGGGTATCCGTTCACTATTGGCGATGAGAAGTACGGCGTTCTAGGTACAGGCACACTAGCCTCCACAACTACTCCAGAACCTACGGTCGATCTGACTCCGAATGTTCGGCAGATCAGCATAAAGCGTGGTCGCAATATCATGCGCGATACCTACGAGGCTGGCACCGCAACTATCAGAGTCTTAGATCCTAACTCTGACTTCAACCCACAGAATGTGAACTCGCCTTACTTTGGCTTCTTGACTCCGCTGCGTAAGTTGCGTGTCTCAGCAACAGTAGGCGGCGTGGGTTACTTCCTATTTTCTGGCTATACGATCGAGTATAAGTACACCTATCCTCAAGGCCAAGAGACAGGCTATGTTGACATAATCTGCTCCGATGCTTTCAGACTTATGCAGCAGGCTGGGATAACCACGGTGGCAGATGCCACAGCTGGTCAAGATACCGGCACTCGAATAAACCGCATTCTTTCACAGGTGCAATGGCCTGCTTCAATGCGCACGATCGACACAGGCAATACAACTTGCTTAGCAGATCCTGGCACTTCTCGAACAGCGCTCGATGCGCTAAAGAACGCAGAGTTCTCAGAGCAGGGTGCGTTCTACATCAACTCAGAAGGCACAGCGATATTCCTAAATCGCACCAATGTGATCAAGAAATATGGCGAGACTCCGATCGAGTTTAATCAGACTACTGGCATTCCTTACAGCAACCTTACTTTCGCCTTCGATGACAAGTTAATCATCAACAGCGCTGGCATGACTCGCGTAGGTGGCACTCAGCAGGTATCAGAGAACTCAGCCTCGATCGCTAAATACTTTCCACACCAGTTAAATCAAAGCAACCTAGTAGCCCAAACAGATGCAGACACTCTCAACATAGCAAAGATCTATGTGGCAACTAGAGCTGAGACCACGATCCGCATCGATGCCATGACGGTTGATCTGCTCGATCCAGATGTACCTACTGCCACCATGTTGGCACTCGACTACTTCTCTAATCTGAAGATCACGAATGTTCAACCAGATGGCTCAACCATCGTTAAGACTTTGCAAGCGCAAGGACTGGACTGGAATATCACGCCCAATTCCATGAAGGTAACTGTGACAACTCTCGAACCGATCGTTGAAGGGTTCATCATCGGCTCGAACATATCAGGTATAATCGGCACTAACATAATGGCGTACTAGGAGATATAAATGGCAACAGGCTTTCCATCATCGACAGGCGATGTTCTTAGCGCGGCTATGTACAATGGCTTGGTTAACTTCACGACTTCGACCAATACAGGCGATTACACAGCAGTCCTAAATGACCAATACCAGACACTAGAGATCATGAATAAGGCAACCGCTATTGCCTTTAAGATCCCTACTAATGCCTCTGTGGCCTTCCCTATTGGCACAGTTATCACCGTTCTTAACATTGGCGCTGGCCTCTGCACCATCTCAGCGGTCACGCCCGGCACAACCACAGTCCTTTCAGCAGGGGCAGTCGCAGCTAGTCCAACCGTTGCTCAGTACAAGTCAGCAGCCTGCATCAAAACTGGCACAGATACTTGGTATGTCGTGGGGGCTATTGCCTAATGCTCAACAACATGGTCGCTCTACTAGGGGGCGAAACCCCTGCGGTGGGCGATTACGAGTCTATCGCTACGACAACTGTTGGCGCGGGTGGTCAAGCAACTGTAACTTTTAGCAGTATTCCTAGCACTTACAAGCATCTCCAACTTAGAATTATTGCTAGGTCTGCGGGAACTTCATTCGCTGGTTTATATATGTCTATGAATAGCAGCGTTGATCCAGTAATCGGTCACTATGTTGTCGGAGACGGTAGCACCGCAACCGCAGGGGCTAACTCAACTAAACAATTCGGTTGGGCGATAGGATCAAGTCAATTAGCAAATACCTTTACCGCAGAAGTTATCGACATATTAGATTATGCCAACACTAATAAAAATAAAACTGTGCGTTCTCTAGCAGGCTATGAACTAAATGGATCAGGCGGTGTTGCTTTATTTTCTGGTCTCTTTAATACAACTGCTGCTATAAATGCTTTGAACATCTATTTACCAGTAGGCAACATAGGTCAATACTCATCATTCGCGCTTTATGGGGTCAAATAATGCCAAAAACTTATGAACCGATAGCGACTACAACACTTGGCAGCAACCAAGCCACGATTACATTCTCGTCAATTCCTAGCACTTACACCGATTTAGTGGTCGTTAGCAACTTTGGCACAACTACGGCCAGTTACCCTTATATTCGATTTAACGGCGATACTGGAAGCAATTACTCAGTTACAACTTTAGGTGGTAACGGTTCATCGGCTTCATCTGCTCGCGAGTCTGGTGGAAACAAAATCTGGCTAAGTTATGACTTTGAACTGCCAACCACTTTAACTTCCAATTTAATAGTCAATATTCAAAACTATTCCAACTCCACTACGAATAAAACTGTTTTATCAAGAGTCAATAACGCCGCAAATGGTACTGGGGCTATCGTGGGTCTTTGGCGGAATACTGCCGCTATTACCAGTTTTACACTTAACATGATGAAATTAGGAACTGGATACGATTTCACCTCTGGCTCAACCTTTACCCTTTACGGAATTAAGGCGGCATAATGGCAACTTATATCCAAATTGGAAGCACCGTAACCGTTGGGGCTGGTGGGGCGGCTAACATAACTTTTAGCAGTATTCCTAGCACTTACACAGACTTAAAACTAGTAGCAAGCCTTCGCGGTGATGCTGCTCAAATCCTGCTTAAAGTGCAACCTAACGGAGACACCACAGGATTATCTCGCCGCTCGCTTTACACAGACAACGGAACAGCCGCATTCTCTGCTAATGCTTCGGACTCATTCGCGGCGTTTATTAACTCGTCAGCATATACTGCAAACACCTTCTCGAACATGGATATTTATTTTCCAAACTATGCAGGATCTACTCAAAAAAGTTATTCAGTAGATATGGTCGGAGAAAACAACGCCACAACCACGATCATGGGCTTAATCGCTGGACTTGATACAACAACAGCCGCGATCAGTTCAATAGTTCTAACGCCTAACTCTGGCAATATCGCTCAGTATTCAACCGCTTCACTCTACGGCATATCTAAATCATAGGAGACAAAATGGCAGACACAAAGATCATCGTAAACTGCGAGACAGGCGAAGTCTCTGAAGTAGAACTTACAGCCGAGGAAATCAAGCAGCGCGAAGCAGATGCGATCGCTTACGCAAAGGCGAAGGCAGATGAGGAGCAAGCAGCAGCAGAGAAGGCTGAGGCTAAGGCTGCTATCGCAGATCGCTTAGGACTTACACAAGATGAATTGGCGCTATTGCTTGCATGAAACCCAAGTTATGCAAAGCTGGGCAACAACTTCGTGAACAGTTCGATGACTGCTACAGCGACCGTGATCGTACCTCGGACGGCTGGATCGGCGATAGTCGGCACTCAGCTCGTAAGTCTGACCATAATCCAGATGAGCAGGGCTGGGTTCGTGCCATTGACATTGACCGCGATCTATCCGGCAAACCCAAGCCAGACATCATGCCCGATGTGGCAGATCAACTTCGTCAGTTGGCAAAGTCTGATAAGCGCATCTCGTATCTCATCTTTGACGGCAAAATTGCAAGCGCCAAAAGCGCTTGGCGCTGGAGAACTTATACTGGGGTTAACAAGCATCGGCATCATCTCCATATCTCGTTTAGCGTCAAGGGCGATAACGACGGTTCGTTCTTTAATATCCCGACTCTAGGAGGCACAGCATGAATATGAAAAACCCTTATCTACTTACAGCAGGAGCATTCCTATCTGCTTGGGCAGCTTCTAACTTTGCAGCAGATTACCGCTCGATCCTTTGGGCTGTACTAGCTGGAGTCTTTGGATATGCGACACCTAAACGATGACACAGACAGACATGTTAAATCTTTATATTGCCACTCTTGCGATAGTGGGTGGCTTGGCTGGCTATGTGATCACGCACTTGCTGTCGGAGATTAAGCGACTCAATTCGCGTGTCGATGAGATCTACAACATACTCTTAGAGCGATAATTTAATTATGGCGCGTAAGAAGGCTATCGACTTAGAGGCTTACTCTATGCTCGATCAGTACTGCATCGGGCTAAATGAATACTATAAATCGCTAAGACGAGCAGGCTTCAGCACAGAGATGGCTTTGGCTATTCTCCTTGAACCTTTAACTTATCCTGCCACTATCTTGCCAACGCCTAACTGGCTTCCTAACTTGCCCGGCGAGATCCCATACGATGATGACGATGAGGATTAAATTATGGCTATGCGCCGAACAGTGGTCGTTCCTGATCTCCAAATTCCCCTGCACGATCCAATAAGCGTCAACAATGTTATCTCGTTTATTAAGTCTTACCGCCCCGATAGCGTACTTACTCTGGGAGATGAAGCAGACTTCACAGAAATCGGGCGTTGGAGCGAAGGAAAGCCAGGTTGGTACGAACAAACACTAGCTGCTAATCGAGACATGACGGTTGAGATCCTTTGGCGATTAGGCGAATATGCCAAAGAGCAACACATGATCAGGTCTAACCATACAGACCACCTGTTCAATGTAATCATGAATAAGATCCCAGCCTTCATGTCTTTGCCAGAGTTAAAGTTCGAGAAGTTCATGAAGTTAGACGAGTTAGGTATCACCTACCATAAGAAGCCTTACGAGGTCGCTAAGCGCCTTATAGCGGTGCATGGAGACGAGGGTAGTGTGAAGCCCACACCAGGTCTCACAGCCCTTGAGAGCGCCGGCAGAGCGGGTATTTCAACCATCTGTGGTCACACGCATCGTGCTGGTTTCTCACAATTTTCTGAGTCATCTGGGGGCAAGATCAGCCGCATCATCAGGGGCTATGAGGGCGGTCACCTGATGGACACACGCCTAGCCACTTATACCAAAGGCCAGATGAACTGGCAGCAGGCTTTTATCATCGTTGAGGAGGACTCTAAGGGGAGTCAAGTCAGCATAATCAACATCGAAAAGGACGGCACATTCGTAGTTGCTGGTCGGCGTTATGGACGATCTAGATAACGACATAAGGCGCACGATCGATGATGCGATGGACGATGGAGAATTGTTACCGTTTCGTTATCAACACACCGTCAGATAGTCAGATATTTATGCAACACTTATGCCAAGAAGCTGCGAAGGGCGCAGTAGAAGGGCAGTAAATGAACGCAGATATAGCAATTACTTTATCGATAGCAGTCGGCATGTTAATTGGCTTTGGCTTTGGTTATGGCAAAGGCTTTGAACATGGCAAGATCAAGGGTCGCATTGCAGCTCGTAAGATCGCTCGTCAACTTGAGCAGGTCGGCCGATGAATGCTAGAGACTATCTCAACGAAGCAAGAGCAACTATCCAAGACCGCGGAATGGATTACGGTCACCCAACTGACAACATGGCAAGAACGGCTGCCCTCTGGTCGAGTTATTTGGAAATGCCGGTTACTGATTACCAAGTCGCGATGTGTATGGCACTCGTCAAAATAGCCCGAAGCATGGAAACTGCAAAGACTGACACCTATGTCGATCTAGTGGCTTATGCTGCTATTGCAGCGCAACTGCACACAGAGGAGAATGAGCAATATGTTTAATCTTGAGGATTACGAAACAGTCGAGGAACGCCTAGTTAAGTTCTGGAAGGAACACCCAGATGGTCGAATTGAAACTACTTTGGTTGAGTCAACGCTTCAGCGATTTATTGTTAAGGCTGCTGTTTATCGAACTGAAGTTGATGCATCGGCTTGGACAACTGGCTATGCAGAGGAAACAGTCTCAACGCGAGGAGTTAATTCTACGAGCGCTCTTGAGAATTGCGAAACGAGTGCGATCGGTCGGGCATTGGCTAACGCAGGCTATGTTACGAAAGGCAAACGCCCTAGCCGCGAGGAGATGTCAAAAGTCAAAGCAGCAGAACCTAAGCCATTCGCTGAGAAGTTAGCAGACAAGATCACGATGCCGGTCGAGGACGATCCTTGGACAACTAAGGCAGTAGAAGCTGCGCCATCGAGTGCAGATGCAATAGCGCTAGTTCAAGATGTACTAGGTGCAGTCAAGATAGATAAAGACATTCCACTATGTCGCAACTGCCATGACCATAAGCCTATGGAATGGAAAACAGGCGTAAGCGCCAAGAACAATAAGCCATGGGGCAAGTTCTCATGTTATGTCTGTCGAGATGTGATGTGGTACAACATTGCAGCTGATGGCACTTGGAAGCCACAGGAGGCCAAAGCATGAGCGGCTTACAGTTTATGAACCAAGACGGTGAATGGGAGAACTTTCCTACTGATGATGAACTAGCAGAAAAAGCTAAACACCAGGAATTATTGAACAGCCTACAAGTGC